CATATGGCATATAACTTTTATAAAGAACACCAAGATTCATCTTATGTGTTCACTGACTTGATGGTAAAGATACAAAAGCATGTTTAAACACGCAACTATAGTCCCGCTCATAGGTGGTGAAACAATAGGTTCAATGAAAGCATTTGGTACTCCTCCTGAGTATCTTATGTCTTATAAAGCATTCAATAAAAATGATTCCCATATTGTCAATTATTTTCAAAATAGTATACCATATTATGTTCTAGATGACGATGCAAAACCAAATAAGAAAGTTGATGTAATTGGTTCTGTTTGTCCTTGTGCAGGATTATCGATGTTGTCTCAAGGTTATGGCGATGATAATCCTAATAACAAATGGTTACTTGAAACTACTAAGTATGTCTTATCTGACCTTAAGCCAAAAGTCCTATGGGGCGAAAACGCGCCACAGCTGATAGGTAAAATTGGTATCAATATTCGTGCACAGATGTATAAAATTGGGCGTGACAACGGCTATAGCATGACGATCTACAAGACACGATCTTTGCTACATGGTGTGCCTCAGGTTCGCGACAGAACGTTCTACTTTTTTTGGCAAGGCGATCGCGCACCACTATTAAATTATTACAACATTCCTCTTACACGTATTGAAGATGTTATTTTAAACATAAAGACATCTAGTCAAATGGAGCCAATCAATCCTAGAACACCTACTGATGATCCTTATTACAAGTTTGTCCTTGAGGAAATACATGGCGGAATGAGTCATCGTGATTTTTTCAACGCGGTTGACACAGACAAAGAAATAAATGTTGTGATGTATGCTCAAAAGATGGGATACAACTATAAACAAATTGCGGATTGGATGAACAACAGAGGATATGAAAAAGAAATTAGAAAATGTATGTATAAGTTTGATAAGTTGAATGATGGAAAAAATGTGATGCAGAGAGGTACAACTATTCCCAAAGGTCATATCGGTGCGTTTGTAAGCCATTACCCAATTTGCTTAACACATCCCCATGAAAATAGATTCATAACTTATAGAGAAGCAATGTCGATCATGGGTATGCCAGAAGACTTTGAATTATTGAATGCTAAGAGATCCGTTAATCATATTTGCCAAAATGTTCCAGTTCAAACTGCAGTAGACATGGCAACTGAGATACGTGAGTATCTATTAGGTAATAGAGAAATGATCAATAGCACTCATGTATTTCAGTATAACCAAAACAAAACGCATAAGGTGATGGATGAAAGGAGTTCTACTTTAGAGGAGTTTTTACAATGATTAATTACAAGTATAATGAAGATAGTGCGTTGCAAGAAATAAAATCATATATAGATTCTACATACAATCAGCACTATAGTGGTAAGTATCAAGCAACTGATATGATAATCGATGCAGGTCATGGTACAGGATTTTGCATTGGTAATATAATGAAGTATGCAAAGCGCTATGGTAAGAAAGATGGGCGCAATAAAAAAGATCTTTTAAAAATCATACATTATGCAATGATTCAATTGTATGTACAAGATCATGATGCAGAAAATGAACAAATTAAGAGCGTTAAGCTTTCCCCAGCGGAAGACTCTATATTTGCTTTGCTTAAAGCAGAATCTATAACTAACGAAGCATGTTATAGAAATAAACCCATTAACCCTGTATCTAAAATGTGTCATGCGTGTGACTGTTGGAAAAGTAAATAAAGGAGAATTGAATGAGTGAAGAAAATACACAACCTACTAATAATGGGTTTCAGGTTAAAGTTCCTGTAGAAGTTCTAAGACAACGTAAGTTGTTTCTTGCTACGCCGATGTATGGCGGCCAGTGTACTGGAATGTTTGCTAGATCGGTCGCTGATTTAGCAGCTCTATGCACACAATATGGTGTGCAGTTACAGTTATACTTCTTGTTTAATGAATCTCTAATTACACGAGCAAGAAATTATTGTTGTGATGAGTTCATGCGCTCAGGCGCGACTCACTTGATGTTTATTGATTCGGACATCGGATTTAACCCTCAAGACGTAATTGCGCTTTTAGCTATTCAAGATGAAACTAGTCCTTATGACGTAATCGGTGGTCCTTATCCTAAGAAGTGTATCTCATGGGAAAAGATCAAGATGGCTGTCGATAAGGGTGTTGCAGATGAGGATCCAAATCGTCTTGAGAAGTTTGTAGGCGACTACGTCTTTAATCCAAAGTCCGGTCAAACCCAGATTCCAATTGGACAACCGGTTGAAGTCTCTGAGATTGGTACAGGGTTCATGATGATTCGTCGTCGCACTTTTGAGAAGTATGCGGAAGCTTTCCCAGAACTTTCTTACAAGCCTGACCATGTTCGTACAGAGCACTTCGATGGTTCTCGTGAAATCATGGCGTACTTTGATTGCATCATTGATCCAGAATCAAAGCGATACTTATCGGAAGATTATATGTTCTGTTATAACGTGCAGAAGATGGGTGGTCAAGTTTGGTTCTGTCCTTGGATGCAGTTGCAGCATGTTGGCACATATATCTTTGGCGGTTCATTGGCAGATCTTGCATCGATTGGCGCGGCAGCAACAGCAGATGCAGGACTTCTAAAGAGAAAGAAGTGAGGTTAATATTATGAAGTTGAGTGCAAAGACTCTACAGGTGCTGAAGAATTTCAGCACCATCAATCCTTCGATTATGTTTGAGGCAGGTAGCCAATTGGCCACCATCTCACCTCAAAAGACAATCATGGCAAAAGCAAAGATTGATGAAGTGATCGAAACCGATTTTGGAATCTTTGATTTGAATCGATTTCTTGGAGTGCTATCTTTATTTAATGATCCAAGTCTTTCATTTCATGAAAATTACTTGAAGATTTCGGATGGAGGTAAGAGTGTAAACTTTATCTTTGCAGACCCAATGTTGCTCATCTTACCCCCAAAGAAAGAGATTAAATTCAATGATCCATATGTTTCATTCAACCTGAGTAATGAAACATTTCAAAGTGTGATGAAGGGTGCTAGTGTCCTTCAGCTTCCAGAGATTGCAATTGAAGGAAGTAGTGGAAGACTTTATTGTAAGGCTGTTGATGTTAAGAGTCCTACTAATAACTCATTTGAAATTGATCTTCAAGAAGAATCAAAGAAGTTTAAGATTATTTTTTCATGTAACAATTTGAAACTTTTGAATAAAGATTATAATGTGATGATCACCAAAGGAATTGCTAAGTTTGTCTCGACAGATAATGAAGTTGAGTATTTTATTGCAACTGAAACAACTAGTACTTATGGGGAATGATGATGATTGAACAAGATAAGAATGAACTTCGTGGTGTGTTGCAAGAGATCTCAAACTCAATGACAAGGATGCATGCAGAGAAAGAGTATATCAAAGAAGCTATCACAGCTGCATCTGAGAAGTATCAACTTAATAAGAAGTTTCTTCGTAAGATGGCAAAGGTGTATCATCAAAATAATTTTACAGATGAAGTGTCTGACATGGAGGAGTTTCAGCAGCTATACGAAACAATTGTTCTGACTTAATTGGAGTTTTATATTATGATTCGTGATGATTTTTTGTGGTCTCAGGCATATCGTCCGAGGTCTGTTTCTGAGTGCATTCTTCCAACACAGCTAAAGAACACATTTCAACAGTTTGTTGATAAGGGTTCTATTCCTAACATGCTTCTAACCGGACGTGCTGGAGTGGGTAAAACCACTGTAGCACGAGCTATGCTCGAGCAACTCGAGTGTGATTATATGGTTATAAATGGTTCAATGAATGGTAACATTGATACGTTGAGAAACGATATTAATCAATTCGCTTCATCTATGTCTTTGATCGGAGGTAGAAAATATGTCATCCTTGATGAGGCAGATTATCTAAATCCCAACTCTACTCAACCTGCACTTAGAAATTTCATGGAAGAATTTTCTAAGAATTGCGGGTTCATCCTTACTTGTAATTTTAAGAATCGTATCATTGAGCCTCTGCATAGTCGATGTACTGTGGTTGATTTCAAGATTCCTAATAATGAAAAAGATAAGATGGCTTCTCAATTCTTAAAAAGAATTAAGACTATCTTGGATAAAGAACAGGTCGAATATGATCAATCTGCAGTTGCACAGCTTATCATTAGGTATTTTCCAGATTGGCGTAGAGTTCTAAACGAGCTTCAGCGCTACTCTGTAAATGGTAAGATTGATTCTGGAATCCTAGCCAATACAAGCGATGATAACATCAAGATGCTAATTTCTTTTCTGAAGGAGAAGTCATTTACTAATATGAGAAAGTGGGTTGGGGAAAATAGCGATATCGAATCTTCTGTCTTGTTTAGGAAGCTCTATGATATAGCTTCAACTACAATGAAGCCAGCTTCCATTCCTCAACTTGTTTTGATAATTGGTGATTATCAATATAAGGCAGCGTTCGTTGCAGATCCAGAGATTAACATCGTAGCCTGCCTAACGATGATCATGACTGAGTGTGAATTTACATGAAACCATTTGACTATGTCAATGCGGTAAGTGATAGTAAAAAGAATTTGATGGTAGGAACCGAAAATGATGAGTTAGCTGAGAAAGGATACAATGCTTTCTTGACCAATAAATCGCTATCATATCATATGGACGTGATCTTGTATGTGAATGAGATGAATCAATATGCATCTCTAGACAACAAGTTACAGTTCGATTATTATCTCCATGGGATCACTAAAAAGAAAAGATTTAGCAAATGGGCAAAGAAAATAAAAGATGAAGATGTTGAAGTAGTGTCTGAATGGTATGGGTGTAGTTTTGCCAAAGCCACTGAAATCTTAAAAATAATAAATAATAAACAATTGGATTTCATAAAACAAAAATTACAAAAAGGTGGAGCATAATATGAATGTAGTAGACACACTCGTAAAAGTCGAATTAGATCAACAGGAAGATTTCTTAAAGATAAAAGAAACACTGACAAGAATCGGTGTAGCTTCTAAAAAAGATAAAACACTGTATCAATCATGCCATATTCTTCATAAGCAAGGATCTTATTATATAGTTCACTTTAAAGAATTATTTATGCTGGATGGGAAACCATCCAATTTTTCAGATGAAGATAGGGCAAGAAGAAACACAATTGCAACACTTCTAGAGCAATGGGGTTTGCTCAAGATAAATAATAAAGATCAACTAGAAAGTGGATTGGCTCCTATTAGCCAGGTGAAAATAATCTCACACAAAGAAAAAGATGAATGGGAATTGGTTGCTAAATATAATATCGGAAGAAAAAGATAAAGCAAAAGGAAACAGCAATGACCAAATCATATGCAGATTTTATAAGCCAGCAACAAGCTAAGCTTAGAGGAGCCGGATTAGCTGATGAAGTTGTTCAAGAAGATATCGAACAAATAGATGAAGTAGGTTATCAGACAAGAAAAGATATTGAATTTGAGCTTGGGCATGAAGATCGAGCTCGTGCCGACGCGTGGTCTAGAAGAAATAAGTGGATTCAAACGGGTGGAAGACTTTCAACGAAAGGACCGCGTCATATATTCAAATCTCATGAAAAAGCAGATCCTAATAATGTAGATCATGTTGGCATGCTTCGTAGATGGGGTGTTAAACCCACCAGTAATGGAAAAGGCTGGCATGTTGCAGCTGGGTCTATGGGTTCTGACCATATGAGAGCACTTACTGGTCAAGAACCAACAGAATGGAGCCCCAAATCTTAAATAATATTTGTTTTAACTCGTCTGTAACAATCTCCGGTTAAATAATATAGTGTTTAACCGGAGTAATGTTTATGAAATTACAATGTATTTTATTTTCTTCCATTCTAGCCTTTTCTTCCCTCGCTCATTCTTTACCAGCCACTCAATTTGTAGAATCAGATGCCACGAATCAAGTAACGATTCGTATGTCAGGCGCAACCGCGCACGACGCAGGTCTTTTACTTTTATTGAGAAATACTACACCTGGTTCTGTAATTTGCAAACCAAATACACTCGATGTGTATATCTCTTCTGCAAAGAATGATGCTCTATATTTTTGTACTGGTGGAGTAAACTCTGGTGCAAACAATAAGAGAATTGCAATTCTTAAGGAATCAGAT